GTTATTAGCAGAATTAGGCGTTGTAAATTCAACACCATTTCTAAATATTACTTCTCTACCATCGCCAGTAAAAGATCCACTTGAATTGCCACTTGGATCATAACCAATACAATTAGTAAAATTCCCACTCGTTTCGCCTATTACTAATGCCCTGTAAGATGAAGAATAACCCATTTGTGTTGCTTTTGCTAATAACATATCAACATTATTAGAATTAGTTAATTTTAATCTTCCATCTGCATAGATTTTCATTCTTGAATTGGTATCGCCATTAGTACCGCCGTCTGAACAATAAATATCTACATAACTATCAGTAGCATTACTTGAATAATAATTACCTATTCCATTAAATCTACCACTTTGATCAAATGTAATTGCTCTTGCATCAGGACAAGTACCTAAATGCAATTCTGTTGTTGGGCTTGTTTCATTAATACCAATATGTCCACCAGTTGCAACATTTATTGCAACACCACTATCTACATTAGTAGTTCCTAATCTAAAAGCACCACTTCCATCATCGTGTCCTAATGTCCATACTGCTGCACCTGCATTAAAGAATTTAATTTCAGTATCACTACCATTTGGTGCATCTAATCTTATTCTGCAATCTCCTGATGATGATTTTAGATCCAATACTTCTGCTGGAGTTATACCTATACCCAATCCAGTAGACTTTACTCGCATATATTCAGTTGCTCCATCGTTACCTGTAAATACAATATCACGATTTGCTGTAGAGTGTTGAGAGTCTATCTTTAAAACATTTTCAGAGGAATCCCACATTATACTACCGCTTGAATTATGCCAATCACCTATTGTAATTTTTGGATCATTGCCCTCGCCACCACCTAAAAGAACACCATAATATTGATCAGTAGCTTCATTTACTGCAAGACTACCTACAACATGCAACTTTCTTAAAGGATTGGTTGCACCAACTCCAATATTTCCAGTACTATCTTTAATAACAAATCTTGTTGCTACTCCACTTTCATCAATTAAAAAATCCCCATTTAAAGAAACTAAATCATAGGAATTAGTAGTAGTAGTTAATCTTGAATAAGCACCATAACCACCAGCTGTTGATTCAACTCTTGCTATTGCACTACCATACCAAAAGTTTCTTATGTTACCACTTACATCTATAGCATGTGCAGGAGTATTTGTATTAACCCCTAAATACCCTCTTGGAATTGTAACACTCATTCCTGAAGTTGGTAAACCAATTGCAAACCCATTTAACAAAATTTCGTCTTGTGTGCTTGATGGAGTAGCAGTTGCCCATGTGCTTAATAAAGAAAAATTAGGATTATACCTATTTCTTTCAAATGATACATATAAAGCCTGACTTACTGTTGTATTTACATAAATTTGTAGTTCGGTAGTAGATCCAGTTTCAATTGCTCTTATTTTTGTTAATTGTCCGCTATGTCCTTTTGTAGTAGCAGTCATTACACCACTCCAATCAAACATAAAATCAATAGTCAATGCAGTAGGTGTCATACTTCCACCAGTAACACTAATATTTATAATTCCACCACCTCTTGCATTAACTGCATTAGCTTTACATATTGTGTACCAACCTGTAGAACCAGGTGTATCAGGTGTAGCAAAATCTACTATATGAGTTCCACCACTTCTATCTGTACCTACTGCTGATGTTAGATTAACTAATCTTTTATTAGTATCCATTACATCAGTGTTATCCATTTTAAAAGATCCTGTAGTATCTACATTACCTGTAAAATTATGTTCGCCACTATTAGAATAATAATCTAAATCATTACCATTTCTTTGGATATATCTATTGCTATCATAAAAATATAATCTTTCGCCTGTTCTCATACTTCCAGAAGTTCCTAAATCTAATTTTGTAGAACTCCAACCTGATGTATGTCCAATACATAAAATTCCTGACCCATCTAATCTCATTTTTTCAGATAAAGCAGTAGAATTATCTACTTTAGTAGAAAATGTCATATATCCACTATTGCCACCACCACCTCTGTAAAATGACATCTTACCAACAATAGTACCACTTTGTTTACCTGCTATTCCAAATATTGGTACATTGCTGGCATCTTGTCTATTGTTATGCAGTGTTAAAAGACTTTCTGCATTTTGTACATGAGAAATTTCTGTTTTAGAACTTGGTGATGCAATTCCTATACCGACATTACCTGATGTATCTATTACCAGTCTATCGTCAGTTGCGATAGAACTATGTTCTGATATTTTAAAAGAACTTGCACTTAAATCTATTCCCATTGAAAAATATTGATTTGCACTACTTCTAAATGTCATTTGGGGATCAGCTCCACTTGCATGAATATATGCTTCAGCATAAGGTGATGATACCCCAACATCTCTAATAAATGATGCTATTTTAGAACCACCTCCACCACCAGTTACTTTAAATGCTTCAGCATTACTATCTTGATTTAACAATAATAATCCAGTGCTTCCATCAAAAGTAAGATTAGATTCTCCATTAATAGTAGTACCACCACTTGCTGTTAATACTCTATTGTTAGACATATTGCTAACACTTGTAATTGTACCAGCTATATCATCTACTACAAAATTAATTCTTCCATTAGTGTCATCATAATCAACTGTTATTCTTGTTTCAGTTCCACCCAACATTCCACCTACAATATCTTGTACAGCTTCTGTTGATAATTGTGTATTTGTGTCTGTTGGAGTTGCCCACGTGAATGTTCCATCTGAATCACTTCTTAGGAATTGTGAAGTAGTACCATTTCCTGATACATTTAATTCAGCTGCACCCACAGAATTATCAGTTATAGTACTTGCATTCACTGTACCTAATACTGCTAAAGCACCTAAACCTAAATTACTTCTTGCAGTTGTTGCATTGGTTAAGTCTGATAAGTTAGATCCTTTAACTAATTTTGTACCTAATGCAGTTGCAGTAGTCGTTGCATAGTTTGCATCATCCCCTAATGCTGATGCTAATTCATCCAAAGTATCTAATGTGCTTGGTGCCGAACTAACTATTCCAGCCACTTCTGTATCTACATAAGCCTTAATGGATTGTTGTGTAGCTAACTTAACATCGCTATTAGATGCCATATTGTTCTCATCTAATATTCCTGTTACAGCTGTAGATGTTCCAATTTGAAAACTTGTAGCTATTCTAACTTTATTTGATGCTAATAATAGATCACTTGCAGTACCATCCCCATCATATAAAGCCTGTAATGAAGTAGTTATTCCACCTGTGTCGCCAGTATGGATTAATTGTACATAACCCTGATTTACTGGTGTATTACCTAAATTAGTATTAGCACTCATTTGTCAATGTCCAACTCTTTATATAAATCTTTATCTTTCATTCGTTTGGAACCTCGTCCAATATCATCTGAGAATATTGCTGGTTTACCCATTAATCGTTGGATCTTATTATTCTTATCACAATCATCTGTAATAGATACATTGACATCTTTACAGGTTTTAAATTTTGGTTCTGCAAATTGTTGAAAAACATCTAATATCTTACCACAATCGCATTTATACTCATATGTTGGCATTTACTGTCCTTTTTTTCGCCTTAAAATAGGCTTAGAATCAATTATAATTATGTTTTAGTATATATGTTCGCCTCAAATATACTACAAGATGAGGGCGGTATTAATCGCCCCCATATTGATTAGTCACTTATCCAATTACGGATTAGTAAAATTCACTACACCTAATGCAGTAGAATTAGCAGCATGTGAAAGTGCTGCACCAAATAGAACATCAGCAACTACTGAAGTTGCAAGATGATCAATATCGTATGCAGATTGCACTCTTGGTGCTACTTGTTGTGCGAAGTAAACAGAACCACTATTGAATACAGTTGCTGTTTCATCGCCTGATCCACCATCATCATCCCAATCAGTTGATGGATATACATTTAGACCATAAGCCTGAATGATTTTTCCACCTACGTTTGGATTTTCAGCATCGCCTCTCTTTTGTGCTTCTGTAAAGTCGCCTAAAGAAAGTAAGGACATATAAGCAGCTGGACTACAATATAAATTGTGATCTCCATCTGTATAGTCATGTCCAGCATCAAGAAGTTTTTGCAAACCAGTTCTTAATAGTGCTGTTGTAAAAGTGTTATCCGCAGAAAGTGCGGTATCATTACCAGTTGCTGCTTGTAGAATATCTACAGCTAAGTAGTTTTCCACTTTCTTTGCTAAAGCATAACCCATTGATTGTGCATAAGCATTGAATAAGTCAGCCGATTCTTGAACTCTTACGATGTCCTCGATTCGTTTAGCTTCGTAATGATGTTGATCTACAGCTAAAGCGATAGTTCCATCTGTATTAGCTGAATAAGTTACTGCAGAACCTGCGCTTTTAGCCGCAGCTGTTTCTTCAGTCACTTTAGGTATGTTAAGAATGTCGCCACCACCTGATAGAAGTGATGAGAAGTCTTGTACCTGATTTTTTAACTGAAATTTTCTTTCAGCATAATCAAGAATTGCATCTCGCCACAGCTCAGGGATAAAATTAGCAGCTGTTGTTGTTGTTACATTTGCCATTATAAATTTCCTCCTAAGAAATTATTGTTGTTTGTACCCATCCACAATTTGTTGCCAAAGTTTAGGATTCTTTTTTGCTTTGAGTCTGTCTGCTTGTGATAGTTCTTGAAACTTAGATGTTTCAGCAAACTTGCCACTTGAAGTTACCTCTTTAGCATCAGTTACCTGTACTTTTTTATTACTCAATCTCTCAATATGCTTTTCCAATTTGTTTGTGGATAAGTCTTCATATATGTTTTGTTCTTCATCTGAAAGTTGAGACAGCAGATGTTCTCGTCTTTGTTTATTTTGGATCTCAAAGTTTTCAACGATAGGCTTTAGCCTTTCGTTTTCTTCTTTTAAGATTTTATTCAAAGATTCAAACTTATTATTTCGTTCAAGTTCTTCTTGTTCCCTTAAACTGTCTTTTTCTTTGAGTTCTTTTAACTCGGCTTCTGCTGTTTGAGCCCTTTGTCTATATTTTTTGTTCTCTTGAACTAATAGACCATCTTTGGAGTTTTCAACTCCCTGTGTAGTATCTTCCACTATGGTTTCTTCTACTACTTGTGTATTTTCTTCGGACATTCTGCCCCCTTTATATTGTTTTATTAGTCCTGGATACATATTTTGCAATATTCTTATCCAGGAGTTCTTTACCAAATCTTTCTGCAATAAAATTTAAATTGTCATCACTTAAATCATAGATGTTATACCCATTAGCTTTTTGCCCTAATACCACTTGCCCATTATCATAAGTTATAACAGCTGTATCTTTTTTAGCACCAGCCCTAATACCTCTTATAGTCGCTTTTGTTAAATGCAAATTAACAAAGTCAGTATCTGTGTTTAATGCTTTTCCTTTAAATCCCTTTAATCTACCACCACCTCGTTTTCTTTGCATACCTGTAGATTTATATGATTTATAAGGACTATCAGGATAAGGTTTAGGGCCACTACCATCTTGAAATTTGCCCCCACTTAGATCCAATAAAATTTTATCCAATGCATCTTGTGCTAACTTTCTCATAAGTCGTCTATTGACTTTAGTTACTTCAGGTAATCTCACACTCTTATCCAATCGTGTCTGCAATTATATCCACCTCTATTACCAAAGTCCACATAGCCAAGATCATTTATTTCTGCTTGTGTCAATGGTGGTTCTGCTAATGCTTTTACACAAGCTGGCCGAGCCCCAGTAGATGGCCCTACATATTGAAACTTAATTTGTGGAAATTGTTGGAATGCTTTAGCTCTTGCTGTACTACTAAATCTTGCAAAAGCATCATTAATTAAAAATTCTGTTTCACTACTACTAATAAATTTACCAACTCCAAACCCTGTTTCTAAACCAGCTATTATTTGTGCATTAGTTTCCCCTGTTACAACTCTTCGCATCATAGCATTCTTTAATTGTTCAGAGTACTGTTTAACATTTCCTTTTAAATACTCCATCTCAAATTTTGCTAACTCTTGTAAAGTCTGTATATTAGATACAGCAACTTGACTCAATTCTCTACTATTTAATTCTGCAAATATAGATGCAATCTCATTGTTGTATTGTTGCAATGACTTATTAATTAATTTATTGTAGCCCAATTGTTCTAATTCTTCATAAAAGTTTAACTCTTTACCAATTCTAATTAACTCAGTATCAGTTAATGTAGTAAGTATTGGTATCATTTTAACAATCTTAGAAATCAATTGTGATTGCATATTCCTTAACTCTTTATTATAAAAGTTTAAATCAGCCACTTACTTTTGCCCCTATTTGATCTAAAATAGACTTAGTTTCGTTTTCAGGTTCTTGACTATTACTTTGCTCATCTAAATCAGTTAGTATTTGTTCAATCTCTACATCTTGTAAGTCAGGGTTCTTTTTTCTTAAATATGATTCTCTTGTTTCTAAATCATTTTTAAAAGCCCAATCATAATACTTTATTTCTTCATCCATTGACATCGGCACTTCTCGTTCACTAAAGTCAATGCTAAATTGTTCAGGAATGTTAGATCCACCTGACACTTCTACAATTTTTCTTGCAATCTCAAATTGATGCTTTTCAAATGGCCTATATACTTGCTCAACATCACTTCTTAGGGCATCCATTAAGTCAAGTTCACTCATTTTCTTAGATAGTCCTGATTCTGATGCTTTATTAGTCCAATTGATTCTTACATTGTTAGATTGGGCAATAGAATCAACCATATACCTTGTAGATTCAATCATTCCATTGATATTGGCACTTGGACTCGCATAGCTAAAGTTAGCACCCTCAGGCAGTACTAAAGCCTTATCTTGCCCCATACTAATTCTTTGTTCGGTATCTAATCCTGTAAATACTGGTTGTCCTAATGCAAATCTTCCATGCAAAGCTAATTCTGTTAGCAATATATTAATACTTCTCATTCCATCTACTAAGTCTGATGCACCCTCTCTAAAATAATCTCTTGTAAATGGATGTCTGTGTGCTACATTAAATGGCAATACATTTCCATATGGATTTAAGTCATCAGGAACTATTGATGTTTTTTTGCCCTTAGATGAAATAATAAAATGTTGTCCTGGCATAGTTTCTGTATCTCTACTCCAAAACATATATTGTGCCTCTTCAGTTCTTGCTTGTAATTGTGATTCTACTTGCCACATTACAGCGAAAGGTTCATCCTCGTTAGGTAGAAAAAATGGAGTAAAAAAATGTATTGGCCTATACTTTAATTTCTTTTCATTTTCATCCCAAAAAGTATATATGCCCTCTGTGCCTAATAGATAAGTCAATTGTTCAAATTGTTTCATAAAGGAATCAAAGTCGCCTAACACTTCATTATATTGATCGTTATATCTTATTGGTGCCTGTTGATACACTAAGCATCTGCGACTAATAATATTTCTCACTAAATTTATATACATAGGTGGTATTTGTGATAAAGATTCACTGTTAAAATATTTCTTTAAATCATGTTCAAGATTGACACCCTCATAATAGTCAAGTAATCTTTCTCGTTCTTGCATTTCATTATTGTATTGTTCTTGTATAGTTTCCATAAGCAAATTATGTAGCATTTGCTCTGTTAAATTATATATAATCATCCCTCGTACCTTTTGCTTTTATAATCTTGTCTGTCTTGAGTCTCAAATAATTTGTCTTGAAACTCTTTGATTAGTTGTTCGTTTAGTTCATCTTCCTTTTTACTTATCCTATAACCAACTATCATTGATGCCACCATCATTGATATAACTCCTATGCAAAAACCTAAAAATAATTCTACCATTGAATAGTACTTCCTTTTCCTTTAAATCCGTATCTATACTCAATTGGATACATTAAGCCATCTAAATGATGCGATAATGTTTCAGTTTTTAATATAGATCCATTTTCCATTGTAGTTAATTCTAAATCTCTTATTGTATTTTTGCATTTAGGATGTATAAATAAAGTATGCTTACCTGTTGCATCTTCCAACATCCTATTTAAAGCATTTAATCTGTCTTTTTGTGTTGGGTTCCCTTTTCTGCTTATTACTGTAAATCCAGCCTCTCTTAAAATACTATGATCTGATTTAACACTATTGCTCGTTCTTGTTTTACCAGCTGGATCAGGATAACAAGGTATGCCAGGTGCTATTCTTTTCATTTGTCTTGCTAATTCAAATGTATTACTATTTTGTAATCCAATTTCATCAAAAACAAATACACTACCATCTGTATATTCACACATTAAAATTGCTGTTAAATAACTTGCTACTCCAAAATCTATGCCCCAAAATATTCTCGTTGATGGATCCATTGTTTTCATATGTATTTCTCTATTAAAGTTATAAGCACACCTACTTGCAGCACTTTCAAATGATGCTAAATACTCTTGCCTAAATGTCTTTTTATCTAAATTCTTTTTGGCACTCTCTATTTCCTCTTGCGGAATAAAGCCACCATCTAATGTAGTAAATTGCCAACTTTGGTAATCACTCTCTGTACCTTGTCCTTTTACAAATAGATCATAGAAATGATTTTGTATCCCTGTTGGAGTACCTACAAATAAAGCCTCGCCACCAGTTTCACTTAACATAGGCTGTATAATCTCGCCCCAAACATTACCTTTCATAAAAGCATATTCATCCAGGACTACTCTATTCAAGCTAACTCCTCTAATTGAATCCTCTTTATCAGCACCCTTTAACTCAATTCTTGCATTGTTTTTAAGTGTAACAGATAAGTCGCTTTCATTAATCTTGCATTCCCTACCATAAAAAACTCTTTTGAGTATTGTCCATGCAACCATCTTAGCTTGTCTATAGTTTGGAAATACAATCCATCGCCTTTCATAAGGCTGTAATTCAGTAGCCAATAGCCACATAATTGCAAAGTATGTTTTGCCCCATCTACGCCCACAACATAAGATTTTATACCTGTGTGAATCATTGAGAATATCTTTCCTGGTGTCATCAATCGTCCACTTCATTGAAATCAAATACCCTAACTGGTTCATCTGACTCAGATATACCTATCGTTTGATGTGGCCTACCCTCAGTTCTATCTGCAATAAATTGTACAGCCCATTGTTTACCTTGTATGGCATACATCATTGTAGTTCGCAATATAGCTTCCATCATTGTAATCTCTGTAGTGTCTGCATTGCTAAAAAGTTGATCCACTCTTTCTTTTAGTTCAGGTGGTACATCCTCTCTTCCAATCTCTTTTAAACATTGTGCTATAGATTCTACACCCTTTGGCCTACCATGGCCCTTAGCAACTTTATTGCCCTGTTTAAATCTACCTTTGCTATCTCTTTGGCTCATTATACTCCGTTTTTATCGGTTTTTAAACGGGATTCATCTTGATATTTCTTTTTTGCTTTAAGCATCATTGGATTAACCCAACTTTTATTATACTCATGATCTTTTAATAATTTTGAAAAGCCTGTAATATGTTTCAATCTTAACAACTCTTCACCTTCCATTCCGAGTTCATTACATATATCAACATCACTCCACCCATTCTTTAGCATCTTAAATACAATACCACCCATACCATTGACATTATGTACTCCTCTTGCCCTGTTATGCCTCACTGTACTTGCCATTCTATCGTTAATATCTTTATCAATAACCACTACAGGCACTAAGCCCTCATTTCTATCATAAATATCTTTATAAGTTTTGCATACGAAATATCTGTGAAATCCATCTACAATAACGTACTTATCCTCTTTTTCGTCAAAAATGGTTACAATAGGTTGTGTATATCCATCATGTTTTATTGATGTATATAATAAGTCCATTTCTCTTGTCGCAACTCTATTGGGATTATAGTCATTAGCTGTAACTTTCTTTATATCTACCCACTTAACATTGCTTACTGGATTATGAAATTTAGGTTTTGCTTTTGCTACCATTTTTTGCCTCTCTCTTATCTTTTGATATTTGAATATTAGTTCCACCAATTTGTGTCATTCCCAACTTAGTGAAATGATAGTCATTATGTAATACAGCTTTTATGTGATCTTTATATACTTTATCCATATTTCTAAATCCTTTAAAATGCTTTTCAGTTCTAATAAAATGCTTATGAAAAATTTTCTTTACTTTTTCATCCTCAACTAAATGCTCTACTAAATAATCTCTGTATTCTTTCCAATCTTTAAACATATAAGGCAAAGAGGTTACTGTATGCCCCTGTGCTTTTAATGTACCTGTTGAATTAATACCTGGAATTCTTTCTACTAATTTTTCCCAAGTGTCAGGCTCTATTTCTTGCAAAGTAAATAGTTGATGAATTGCTGTTTCGTGATGCACATTTGATATTCTCATTTTCGGCACCCCAATACCGATTCTATACATTTCGTCATAAATCTTATTGTACTTCCATTTGTTTTGATAAATAGCTTTCCATACATCTTTCCAACTCCAATCATATATTGGATAAAAAGTAAAATGTTGTTTATTTGGATCATTAACTCTACCCCATGTAATATCTTTATAAGTTGCTATATATGAAAGTCCTAATAGTCTTGATGGGCTTTCTTCACATCTAACACCAGCTATGCGACAAGTTTTCTTATCAGGATATTCCACCTGTTGTATCTTATCAAACATTTCTGCGAATCTTTCAGTACCATATTTATTTTCTTTAATGCTAATTGGATCTTTAGGATGAATCCATCTTTCCTTGTGTTCTTCATCCCAACATTGTAACCAGGCATCGCCAAAACTTGTACTATTAGATATTTTCATAGGCATTTGATACCAATAAGGTTCAATTTCTTTGCTATACATTATTTCTTTTACATAGTCAATTGTACCTTGCCACTCAGCCTCTTGATCTATAAAAGCAACTTTTAATGGAAGTTGTTTTAACTTTCTTGCTACTTCTAAGCATAAATGCAAAACTACAGTGCTATCTTTTCCACCGCTAAAATTAACTATTACCTCATCAAACTCATTGAACAAATACTCTATTCTTTTTAATGATGCCTCATATACATTTTCCTCTAAATATATTTTCATAAAGTATATACCATATATTTATTAAAATATTCTTTGGCTTTTAAACCTTTAATTCTTCTTGCTTTATAATGCGGAATATATGTATTTGACTTTATGTAAGTCTGTGGCACATATTTGTCTTTATAAAACATTAAAAATATTGTTCCATCAGGCTTTAAAAGATTAGTTATTTTTTTAACATATTTTGGATCTAAATGACTTGCGCTACCAAATAATGATATAATATAATCATATCTTTTACTTGTGTTTTTATCATACCAATTTTCAAATTGCTCGTGAACAATATTTAAATATCCACCTATTTCAGTTTCTTTAAATTTTTGTACCATCTTCAATGATGAATCAATACCTGTATAATCATCAACTTCATCTAATGTTATATAATCTAAACTTAGTCCACTTCCGCAACCAATGTCTAAAATACTACCACCATTATAAGCTATTTCATCAAATACTATTTGATTTTCTTTTTGATATTCTTCATCCTCAAATATCTCTTCATAGTTTGCAATATCATCATATGTCTTTGGTGTAATATCGCATCTATTAATTAATGTTGTTTCGCTTATTGGATTTCCCATACACCAATATCTCATATTATTAAAATAGAAATACCTGTATGCTTTCCAACCAAATTTTTTTAATTCACCATATTTATAAAAATACTTTACGACAAAATCAAAATCATCATCATTCCAATTTTCTCTTAATGAATATTCGTGTGGGTCCTCAGGCATAGTTTTAGCATATCGCCAAGAGTGTTCAGACAATAAAGATTCTACTTTATCTTGTTGTGCTTTATTTGACTTCATTCATTGTAAAGGTATATAAACATTTTGGACAAACGACTTCAAGATTTTTTGCCTCATCTTTAAATCGCTTTTTTAAATCTTCTTCTACTTTATCAATATCGTCATTAGATAAACTTTTAGCATCGCCAGTTGGTGTATAAACACCATCCCAAAGTAATTTGTTTTCATCAAAACCCCAATCAATCAAGTTTTCAAAGTCAAATTCATTAGCTAACTTATCCCAATTCCACTCACCTGTATTTTTATTTAAACGAACATTTAATTCTTTTTCTTTTTCTTGAACTAAATCAATTTCAAAACAAGGAACTTCAGTTATTCCAATAGATTTTGCTACTTTTACTCGTTGATGTCCACCAATAATAACATTCTTTCTATCAGGATTACTGTTTATTACAATAGGATCCACAAAGCCAAATTGTTCTAAGGATTTTTTTAGATCATTAAATTGGTTTTCTTTGATTCGTCTTGGATTATATTCAGATTCTACTAATGCAGAAATCGGTTTTAATATTACTTTCATTGTTTTAGCTGCAGCCAAACTAATCGCCCCATTGTTTCAGGTTATGTTCGTAAAAACGAAAATAGGATTTTACCCCTCTACCTATAAGGGCAAAAGTCATACAAGAATAGATGTAATAATTCATTAAATGTCTGTAAATGTTCATATTGTTAAAGAAAATATATTAATTAGTCACACAAAAAAAGCAAGAGAGTGATACTATTGATGAGCACAACAATATGTGAATGTCATCTTGCTTTAAATTTATATGTGATGTCTTTAGCAGTATTTTCTAACTTTTTTACTGCCCTTTGATAGTAAGTCCAAGCTACTTGTTTTTTAATACCAAGAGTTAATGCTATGTCCTCAAATTTTCGATGGTTTAATGCTCGTTCAATAAATACGTTATACTCTTGCTCAGATAATACTTTAGATCCAACAA